AAAATGTAATCATTATAGTTACCGTATCCTAAATTTTGAGAAGTAATTGTAGCCTGTCGAATTGTTCTTAATATTTCCCAAGACGAAAATCCAGGATTTTGACTATTGTAAACTTCAAATTCTTGAAGAGTTGTATTAAATCGAATTGTTCCGTCAACTAATGTAGTAGGTCTTTCGGATCTTGCACCGTAGGGAACTTCCATACTGGTAACACTAGTAGTTACAATACGATCATCTTGAAGGACAGAGAATCGATCGTTTTGAGGATCTTTCTTATTAAGGGCTAGTTTCTTAATATATCTCATGATGTTTGAACGGTGCTGATAGTTGCTACAACAATTTTGTCTACAGATGCTTTAGCATGGATAGAATCTTGACTAGATAATATAAGTTTTTCCGCATCAAAAACAAATGTTTCAGTTTTTGGAAGTGATAATGATTTGATAATCATTGTTGAACTGGTTCCCGGGGCAATTCCATTAGGTGTAGCAAAAATATTTACAGTGCAATCTGTTGTATCGGACGTATTGCAAAAAAACATTGTAGTGATTGCTTGTTCACCGGATGCTAAAAATAATCTTGTAGTTTGTGTTGATTCAACTTGAACGTTTGTAATAGCCATTTTTTTAACCTTAAAATATAATGCCAAAGATAATTGCACGTCTACGACTTACTAATTCATCTCTTTGATTAGTATTTACATAATATATACCTGTGCCACCACCGCCGGGAGTTCCTGAATAGTAAAGAGTATCTTGATCATTTTCTGCAACAATAGATGCAATATCACCGCTTGACAATTTTTGTAGTTTCATCGAAGATGCGATCTTAACAGATTTATTTGTTGGAGGTTGCAAAATTAAATCATTTGTTGCTGTATTAACTTGAATTACATTGGCATTAATTGTAAGACCTTGTATCTGTGCTTCAGTTCCTTCTAGTCTAAAAACAACATTTGTAGATGTGTCGATAGATGCATAAATTTTAGATGAAGGTCCGTAGAATGGATCAGAAAATGCTACAGAACTATCAGCAATTCTCATAGTAGTTTGACCTACTAACAATCTTTTTGCAGTATCTGAACCAGAATATACCGCTTGATCTACATATTTTTTATTAGGAATATCATCGTCGTGCAATACACGGGTTTCATAATCAGTAGTGCCTATAACATTAATGACACAATTGGTATTTTCAATACCTAATATGTTTAATGTGCTAGTCGATGCTACATCAACTCTAATTGCATTGACCTGTATTGCAGAACCTTGAGATGCAGATGAAAATTCAAAAACTCCTTGTCTTGGATCTTGAACATTATTTAATGACCAGCTGCTATCATCATTATAGAATAATGTAGCAGCAGTAGGTAATTCATCACTGTGACCTCTTGCAATTAAAATTCCACTAGTTCCTAGAGTAACATATTCATTTGTTTCGCCGCTATTTAAAATAAGAACATTATCTTTAATTCTAGAATCAATTGACTCAATTTGTGTAGTTTGGCCAATTACATCTAAATTACCAAAAATAGTCACAGTACCAGTATGTGCAGCAGATTGATTTGTTACATTGATGGTAACATCTCCGTTTCTTGCATCTAGTGAATAGTTGCCTGATACTTTTAAAACATCGGTACTCATTGGATTTCCTTTAGTGTATTTATTGTATTACCAGACTCTTAGCTTAATGTAATTAATCAAAGGACTGTCCTTATGAGGCCAATCAGGATGACTTTGAAATCTAATACCAACGCCAAAACTAGAATTCATTGCCATTGATCGAGTTAATTCAGAAGACCAATTGTCTGTCGAACTACCAAATATTTTACGTTGGTCTAATTTAAAATCTGCCATATTACGTCCAATAAATTCATTATTGTAACGCAGCTGAATTGTTTCGTCTGTTATACGACCTTTACGATTCATTTCAATTAAAACTTCAACGCCTGAAATTATATTAGGAACATTAATTAAATTAAAGTTGGTTAGATATAAAAAATAAGTTTTTGTTTTAATATCATTAACTGTGGGATTTGCAATGTGATATAGATCTGAATCAGTTCCTACAGCACCATATAAGTCTGTTTTAATTCCAGAAAATCCTGTATCTTCGCCGCGCCATTTAGCATGTTGAATTACTTCTGCTTGTTGAATAATAGTTCCGGCAAATGCCCAATTAGTTGTCATAACAATATTTACCTAAAAGAAATAAGGGGCATAAAGCCCCTTATTACTCAGTTTATTAACTATTAAGCAGTATGGCTTAAAGAAAGAACTGCGCTTACACCTGTACCAGTTGCTGCACCAATAGTCCATGCTGCTGACGAACCAGTTGAAATATATGCAGTGCTAGTAGAAGTACGAGGAGTAACAATTGCTCTATGAGCTGTTAGTTTAGTAACATAGTATGTTGCTCCGCCCCAGTCAGTAGCAATAATATGCATTTGTCCAGGAGCCAATACACCAGTAACTAAACGGCACTGACCTTGACCTTGTGCATTATTAATTAGATAACGACGGCTGGATTCTTGTTTAACAATATCACCGCCGCTAATTGCGCTAGAGCCAGTTGTTAGATAAGAAATAATTTGAATTGCGCTAAGGCGAGAACTAGTCAATGTAACAGTGTTACCAAAACTTGAACCATAATCATTAAATGTAAAACTATTAGTTGCTGATGTAGCAGTTTGTGTTTTAGTTAATGTAACAGTATTAGTACCAACAGATGCAACATATGTTGATGCCTGCATAGCAGCAGGGGCATCTACTTTCATGCCTGCATAAATTCCAGCAGTAACAATATTAGTTAATGTAAAACTGTTATTAGTCGAAACACCACCGACACTTACTGAACTAGCAGTAGTAATAGTTAGCGTAGGTGCATTATTATAACCAGAACCGGAATCAGTAATAGATATACTTAAAATATTACCTAAAAGTACACCTGTACCAACTTGAACCGATGCAGTAGGTCTAATACCACCAGTAATATCAGGTGCAGTAAATACCGCAGTTGCACCTGCAGAATAATTTGTACCACTATTAGAGATGCTAACGCTCAATGCGCCTTCACCACCAACACCGGATAATCTTGGTACACTACCGTAGAATTCACGATTTAAGTTACCGAAAAATGTTTTTTTAATTGGACGTCCCATTTTGTTTTCCTTTAATATGTTAAGACAGTTCTATTGCCTACGCGGAGGGTACCGCATAAACTCTCATTTAAGAGCGAACAATCTATTTATTGAATAGTCAATAAAAAACGCCCCGTAGGGCGTTTTTATGTGGTATAACACCAAGTAATAGATTACTTGAAGCTTACGTTTGCGCTAGTAATAGCAACTTTACCTAAGTAGTCAGCTGCGTTACCTAGAGAACTAGCAGTATTGCTTAACTCTACATAACCGTAACGTGTTAGGAAGCCAACTACTGGCTCAAATGTATTAGGATCTAATACAACACCAGAACTCATCAAAGGAATATATGGGCAATAGAATGCAGGAGCATCCGCTTCGCTTGTACCTTTGTAACCGATCAAGATCTGGTTATTGTCATCATCATCGGACTTGTAGCTGTCTACATAAATCTTCATAGCGCCATTCAATGTACCAACAAACTTAGTGTTTGTAGGAGCTTCGAAAGTACCTTCTGTAGTGCGAGCAAAAGCAGAAGTAGTAGCACTTTGTAGAATTGTCAATGCTTGGTTAGAAACAACAGCCCAGTTACCAGCACCACGACGTGTGCGTTGTGCGATCAAGTTGCTTACGCGATTGATCTGGATAGCTAGAGCGGCGTGCTCGTCACCAACGAATGTAGCTGTACCAGAAACTAAAGCCTGGTCATAAGTTTGCTCAACTGTAGCCAAACCACGTAGACTTGTTAGAATCTCTTGGTCGATTTCAGCTGTGATTTCTTGTGCTAGAGCAGCCATGATTTCTGCTTCGATGTCAATACCTTGTTGGGCTTGTGCATCTTGAGCAGCCTCAAAAGTCCAGCGTGCGCTTAGTTTACGAGACTTAGCTTCGACCGGAGCCTTCAAGATTTGAATGCTCATACGCTTGCCTGGTTGACCTTCAAGAGCACTTGTGGTATTAGCACGTGGGCTTGTTGTGCTGTCGTTGTTACCAGAGTAACCAGCAGCAATCTTGAATGGGCTTAGTGCCTCATCACCAGCTGTTACGTTGTCGCCGCTGTCAGCATAACGAACACGTAAAGTGTGGATTTGAGCAACTGGGCCAGTCATAGGCTGAACACCAATGATTTCATTCGCAATAACAGTCGGCATAACACGACGAATAACTGGAAGAATAACACGGTTCAATGTTGCAATGTTACCAGAGCTTGTAGCGCCTGCAGTAGCAGACTCACCCAAGTAACGACGTGTATTTTCTAAACACACGCTCATGCTCGACTTGCGATTACCTGTTAGGCCTTCAAGCAGAGCTTCTTTGGTCTCAGACCATCTTTCATTTAATAATTGTGACATTTATGTCTCCTTGAATATAATTATTTTAGCCCCGCTAATTTGCGGATATCTAAAATGTTATCTAAGCCTACCTGTGTTTGAGATTTAACTTCTCTATTGCCGGTTACAGCAGTCGATTCATTTAAAGCAGTTTTTACTACTTTTTTCTTCTCGCCTTCCATCACTGCGGGTAGGTATTTGTCAAATGCTGTGCCTAATTTAGAAGTTTGAACACTTTCTAATAGATCACGCATAAGTTCTCTTTTGTCAGCAGCCAATGGTGCTAACATTTCGCTCATGATTGCCTTACGCTCTGCCAAATCTTTTTGAACACGTAAATTGCGTTCTGTAGATTCTACAATGCTTTGTTTTTTATCAAGAGCAGATTTTGCTTCGGATAATTCTTGATCTTTCTTAGCAATAACTGATAACAATTTACTTGTTTCAGATTTTTCGTTAAGATAAGATGCAGAATATTCTTGCGCAAAAGCTTCGAATAAACGGCGTCCAAATGCATTTGTGCGGGCACTGTCAATATCTTCTTTCAATTGCTTGATTTCAGATGTTAATTTTTTAGTTACCGTGCTTTCTACTACACTTGCACTACGTTTAATAAACTGTAATTTAATGTCATTAAATCTTGCCTTAGCTTCCTTAACAATCTTAACTTTAGCTTCCGCTAGGTCACGCTTGTCTTGGGCAAATTCATTAATTTCTTTAGCTAAAGCATGAACAATAAATTGTTCCAACTTTTGAAAATTCTCAGAAACCTTTTGACGGTCACTTTGAAATTCTACTAACTCTTTTCCTAGCTGACTTACGATAAATGATTCTAAAACTTTAGCATCACCTTTCATCTTGTGTTGATAAGCAACTTTAGCTTCCGCTAATGCACGCTTGTCTTCAGCAAGTTCAGCCATTTCTGCGGCCAATCGCTCGCTCAACATCTTATCGATTGCTTCAACCATAACACCTTTATCGTGTGTATACTTTTGAGCAAACTCTTCGCGTAGTTGAGCGGTGATTTGGTCGCGATTCTCTTGAATACGAGCAGCAAATGCAGCTTCGACCACGCTTTGTGTCTCTTCTGTCATTACTCCTGACTCTACTAATTGTTTGAATGCGTCCAACATCACTTTCTCCTTCCGGTTATTTCAAACCGTTGATAATGTTTAGCATCGCCTCGCGGAGATACTTCTGTGCTTTTGGGTCTTGTTTAACCTCTTGCGCCACCCCAATCGCTCTATTTCCGCCTCTCATATTCATGAGATGCTCGTAGACCGGTGTAGGATAAGCTCCTGGTGCAGAGGGTTGGGCAACAATATCAACTGTGATAATCTCAAAATCGGCTACTTCGCCTGTTCTTTCATTAACGTTGCCGCTACCTCTAGAACTAACACCAAGTTTTACACCTGCTTCAAGCATAGTACGAATTAAATTGCCCATTGGAGTTGGTAAAATTTTCATCTTACCATATCCGTTTGGACCGTCCATCCACATATCTGTGATCATATGGCTAACACGGTCTAAATTTACTTTAAGATCATCCGGATGGTCAACTTCACCTAATACACTATAACCATTATGAATTTGATCATTAAGAGTTTTAACAGCATTGGTGATTTCGCCGACTGGATAAACCCGCTGGTTTGCGTTGCGAATACCACCTTGAATAGCAATACCTTTTAGAAAAAGATTCTTGCCGTCCTTGTCGTCTGACTCTAAAACCACACGGGCTTGATCAAAACTTAGGTGTTCTCTTAGATATTGAATGTTGCGCATCCTAATTCTCTATTATTTTGCTGGCTTTAAAAACTGAGGAATTTTCTTAACATCAGTTTGTCCTGCTTTATCTCCGCGACCGGATCCAACTGGACCAGGTGCTGTACCTTTCTTCTCAGCGCCATGACCTGCAGGTGCTTTCTTTACAGTTTTAATACCGCTTTGAACACCGTCAACATTATGTGTTCCAGAACCTGTAAACTTGCCGCCGCTCTTTAGAACGCCGCCAACGCCTGGCTTTTTATCTGCGCCTGTAGAAGATTGTGCAATATTGCCTGCATCTACTTTACCATCGCTTAAACGTGCTGGATTTTGTAAACCAACGCTTCTTTTATTGGTACTAGCTTCTTCGCTCTTACCTGCAACTTT